ACCTCCTTTTTATTCATTCCAACCCATAGCCTCGAGATATTTTTCCATTTCGGAATCGAGATCCGGCGCGTTAGGTTGTTTGTTTTTCAGCATACAAGCATGAGCGTCGATACAAGCGTCCACCGGATCGATACGCTTAAAGCGCTGACCGGGCTTTTTATCGACCTTGATCTCGTCGAAAGAGTTTCTCACGATAGAGGCATTAACAAAGCTCCAGGTTAAAAGCTCGTTCAACTTGTCGTACTCTATGTTTTCGGATTTTACGAGTAACTGGATATCTACGGTCGCGTCATTTAATCCCTTACATGATTGTGTAACGACAATAACCGGACAACCGAATTCCTCCAGGTCGGAGAGAACGCCGTCCGCGTTATGAGGATCGATACCGATACCGTAAAATTCGAGCTGAAATTCTTCTTTTAATTGCTTTAAGTGGGAGACTATGAATTTATAATCATTCTTAAAATCCCCGGATCCGCCGGTAACCGTTATTAGTTCCATAGCCTCCCAAATATCATACGGAGCGAGATCGGTCTCGATATGTTCCTCGAGACGTCCCCTCGGCATGAACGAGTGAGAATAAAAATAATACTTGTCATTCTCGAGTGGAAACTCGAGCGAGATAGTAGTTAAGTCTCCGCCGGAGGATAAGTCCAAGCCTACCCAACATTTACGACCGGTAAAGTCCTTAAGCGTTCTCTCGGATCCGCATTTCTGCCACTTCTCGACGTTAATAAACTGATCGTCCGTATTCTGAACCCACATATTAAGGGACTTAGTAAGGAAATCTCGTAACTCCGATCCTCCCATATCCCGGGCGGTCTGAGCGTCGGTTCTAAGTACCTCCAATTTTTCGGGATCCAGGCATAAAAACGGATTAGCTTTGATCCAGTTTTTTTCGTCCCAAATATCGTCGGTAGGATCGAGACAATAAATATCGATAAAAAAATCCTCGGCGGTCGTGATCCCGCGGAGGACTTTAATACAATAGTCGTCCATTTCCTTACAAAACGAGTTAAGTTTATCGCCTCGAGTCGTAATCATGGATACTAAAGTTTCCGGTAAGGCTCGCGTACCATTGTAGAGAGCCTTATAGATTTTATTGTCTTTATGCTGGTGTAATTCGTCGATTGAGGAAAAGATCGAGCGGAAACCGTCGTCTAATCCCGCCTCTTTCGATAAAGCCTCGATAGTACAATTTGTATTGACCGCCTCGATAACGGACTTATAATCCTTTACGGAAAAATAGCCGTAGCGATCTTTACTCGGATTATATTCCATTTCGGGATCAATGGTAATAAACTTACTCATTTCCTCCCAGGCGAGGCGCGCTTGTCGTTTCTTTGTTGCTACCGTAAACAGTTTACCGTGATTATATCCGCTAAAACCTCCGACGTAGGTACCCATAATACCGTTTTCGAACGTTTTACCGTTCTGTCTCGCCATACATTTATAGCGCCTACGGAATCGCCTTTTATCGTTCGATACCTTAAACCAACCGAACGTACACCCGAGATCGAAAGCCTGGGCGCCGATCAGTGATACCGGTCTAGGGTTATCGCCCTCGGCTATGGTAAGAGTCTCGGCGTAATCGATAACCTCCATAGCTCGAGCGGGATCGTAATAATAGGGAAAAGCCTCGGTACGTTGTTTTTTGAGGTCGTTTAAATGACGCTTACAAGCGAGAACGTGTAACTCGCCCGCTATAACCTCCCCGGATACGACCTTACTCGCGTACTCGGTAACCCTATCCCATACGGGAGCGTAACCTTTACTCATTGCCCGCGCGTTTTTCGAACCGGGCGAATTTATTTTCTTTCTTTACTTCCTTATTAGCCTCCGGGACTACTAATTTACACCGGCTCGAAATAGAAAGACCGAGGTCGTTCGCGCTTGCTCTACATTGTTTAAACAATTTATCCTGGATCTTGATCCACTTTTCAAAAGCGTAAGGATTATTCTTAACCTCCGGCTTTCGCATTTGCTTAACCGCGTTTTCGTACATATCCTTAGCCGTGATAAATCGCCCGAGCGCGTCTACGTCGGTCTCTCCCATGATTTTTAATTTTTGGAGCTGACCGGAATACCGGTAAAACTCCTCTTTCTGCTTTTTTGTTAAATAAGCCGGAGCGGTAATATTATCCGTTACCGGCTTAATCTCCGACTCGAGTCTCGCTTTTATCTCTGCTTTAGTAAGATTTTTCTTACCGTTCGCCATTAAAAGCTCGACCGGTTGCCTTTGACCGCTCATACTACCGCCTCCTTTGTAATACTTATACGGTCTTATTTACTATAAATTTACTCGGTTACTACTTCCCAACCCGCCGGATATTCGTCCGGAGAGTAAGTATTCCCGTTAATTAAGGATCTAAGTAAGATCCCGTTATAATCCACGATATCGCCGATATTATACGCGTCGTGAGCGCCCGTAGGTCTGCTCCATACCGGATATCCCTCCTCGGTTAAACCGATCGCAACATAAAGAGCGGGAGTAGTATCCGGAATCCAATCGGTTTGTGAGGTATGGTCTTGTACTACGCGGTATAATTGAGGATCTCCGACGTTGTTTTCTCCGTAACTGAAAAGATCATTTACTTTGTAGTCCTTGCCGACCTCATACTTTGGATATAAGGTAGCGACCTCCATAGCCTCGTTATCGCTTAGAGAACGGACAAATAACTGTAACGCTCGTCTTAACTGTTCCGCGACTTGTAAATTATTCATAGCTTACCCCTCCAATCCCAAAAGCGCGCCTACGATCTCGTTAAGCTCTTTATTTTTACGAGTAAGCTCCTCGATCTGTTCGCTCTCGGTAAGATTTCTCTCGATCACATTACCCAGGGAGTCGTAAAATACTCCGTCTCGGTAAGTATCCCCGATCGATACCGGGTAAAGAGTGGTATCGATAGCAAGCGCGGACTCGCCAAATTCACACCGGGCAATCCTGGAGGCGATCTCGTAGCTCTTACAAACGATCACGTTAGCGACTACGTAAGTCGGACTCTCCTCGATTTCCTCCGGATCTTCTGTAATTTCTTCCGCCGGTTCCGCCTGGGACTCGCTTTCGGAATTCTCCTCGATAGGTTCCTCGGACTCGATTACCTCGGAGGTAATTTCCTCGGATACGATTTCCGACTCACTCGAGGACACCGACTCGCTATTTTCCTCGGAGGAGCTTACTTCGGAATTTTCTTCCGAGGTACTTTCCTCGATCGGAAGATCCTCGACCGGAGTCTCGATAACCGGATCGATCTTTTTCTTTAAAATACTAAAAATCTGATTACAATACATAAACCAACCTCCTAAATCTCGCGCTCTTTCCACCGGATAATAACGACACCGGATCCACCGTAACGATTAACCGTTCCGTTAGAGTTGATATCGCTACCGATAGCCACGTTAGCACCGTCCCCGCTATTAGGGAGAGCGCTATCGAAATTGCCGGCGCCGTCTCCGCCGTTCGCGTAGAGTGTACCGGTACTCTCCTCGAAAGCGCGAGTCGTGTATCCTTGTCCGGATCCACCGGTTACGGTAGAATAACCCGGATCTCCGTCTCCGCCGTCCACGCCTCCGTTATATGACAAGTTCATAACGTCCTCGTTTTCATAACCACCGCCACAACCTCCGGAACCCCCGTCTCCCCCGTTACCACCGTAAGGACTTTCTCGGAGCGCTTTACCGCCTCCGCAACCTCCGCCCGCGGTACAAAGAGTTTCTGTACCTCTTTTTACTGAGGTAGTACCTCCGGAGCCTCCGTCCGCTACGCCATCGATAGTTCCGTAAGTTGTTGTACCATCGTATACATTTCGATATCGATAGTACGACTTTCCGGTTCTCCCACCCGCTCCTATTGTTACGGTTAAGATTTCTCCAGGTGTTACCGGAACGTCTAACTCGGTAGAAGTATAACCCGCGCCTCCACCTCCGCCGTAGGCTCGAATAAAATTACTATAGGAGGGTAGGATATCGATTTCGTCTGCCCAACCGCCGGCGCCTCCTCCTCCACCTACACAAAAGATATCTACGAGAGTAACTCCGCTCGGGATAGTAATAACTCCGGACTCGGTTACGATCATTTCGCCCGCCTCGGTACCGGACCAGGATAAACAAGTTTTACCGTTCTTTACTACGTAGGCTTTACGACCTTTATACGTGAGGTTTCCTTTTACGAGATAGGCTTTTTTTCCGTTACACGCTTTACCGTTTTTCGAAACATAACCTCGAGCCATAACTATTCCTCCTCGTAAACAAATAAAACGGTACCGTCCGCATAAGTAACACTCGCTCCGACTCCTGGATCTACGTTAACCGGTACGATCGGAGAGGAGTTTCCAGTGTGGAGGATATCGCCTTTCTGATAAATGTGAGCATTTCCATTTTTAAAACCGATATATCCTTTCGGTGTACTGCCAACCAAATAACCGATATAGGTTTCGTCATAACCCGAGTTAGCATTTACGTGTAACGGTGTATCGCTAATACCATTTATCGATAGATTTCCGTTAAGGCTACCTCCGCTCTTAGGCATAGCATAATCGCCTACGTTGCCCTCATGGAGTAAATATCTTAAAGAGGAAGTAGCACCGTCTATATAAACTGGTTTATCCCAATAAAATCCCAAATAGCCGAGTAAACCGTCTTTACTGTTAAAATTCACATAGCAACTTTCAGCGGTAAGTGAATTTTTTATTCCAAAAGGGTGCGGTGTCTGTGCTTCTACAATTCCTCCCCCACTCAAAGGCAGATAATTCGCAAGGTCTGCGGTGGTGGCAATGTCGCCAACACCAAAAATGTGTGCTTTTCCGTATTTAAATCCTATCCACCCGACATTAGCACCGTGTTTCTGATACCCTATATACACCTCGTCATTAATGTGCGTGCTATTTACCGTAATCGGTGTATCGTTTCCTGTTGTTACTATTCCGCCACTGTCTTTAGCAATATACTCACTCGCACCCTTGCCACCTAACTTTTCGGCATTGCCACCGTCTGCGGTACTCCACCATTCGTTTAACCAAGCGTTGTTAAAAATACTCCGCGCATACTGTAAATATTTACCCGACGTATTAAACGTAGTAAAAATAACTTGCTTTCTGCCTTGTGTATCTGTAGATAATTCGCAAAAACCCTCTGCTAGTACGGGCGCGTCACTCGGAAAAGCATAACCATTTGTTATCGTCTTTTTATACTGTCCGTTTGGATTATTTGCCCAAGATAAAATGGTTTCGCCATCAAGAAATATTCCGTTTGTACCGGTTACATACTCACTCGGACTTTTACCTCCGAGAGTGTGAGCGTCCCCGATATTCTCGTTTTTAATAATATCCTCGACTTCCTTAATCATATCGTCCCGGGTATCCGCTACCGTTTTATTCCACGAGTTAATAAAATCGGTCTGCTCGGTCCGGATCTGAGTACATAAAGCGATAATCTGAGAGTAAATATCCGGAGTCGGATCCGCCGGCTTTAAGTCCTCGGTAACCGCGCCCTCGTCGATCCGGTATCTCAATACCTGGGAGGTAATAGTCTTATCGCCCAGGACACCAAAAACGCCGATATAGATAACTCCCTTTTCTCTAAGGACCTCGTTAGGAATGAGACAACTATCATTTTCGAGAATCTGATAATATACCTCGTCCTTAGTCCGGTAAAAGATAGCGGTCTTAGTATAACCGTCCCACTTAGAGCAAAAATCGAAAGTGATCGTATCGTAATTTACATTACCGGACGAGATAACCGGAGTATTAAGGAATCCGATCGCCTGGTCGATACATTGTACTTTTATATTACTCATTACGTACCTCCTTAGTAATTTTTGATATTAAAAAAGACGCCCTCGAGCGCCTAGTTAAATCTATTTTTAACTTTCGTTTAGAAACTTAAAATTTCAAATAAGAATCTCAAATAAGAAAGTAAAATCTTAAAAATCTCTATTTGATTTTTTGCTATTGCAAATCTTATGAGCTAACTGTACGTTATTCCAGGTATGAGATCCGCCCTTACTTAAAGGCTCGATATGATCGATACTCGGGTAATCGTTACCGGCAATAAATACCGCGCCCTGGAAAATGTAATCCTCGTAATCGCAAGGCTTACCACATAACGCACAAATACCGCCGTCCCGGTTATAGAGTTTCTCGAGAGTGATATCTCGATCGCCCACTCGACCGGAGGAGCGTCTCCGCGCTCGATAAGCGGTCTTATAACCTTTACCTTTTTCGGATCTTCTGTATCGAGCTTTCATTTCTCGACCACGGTCTGTTTGATTGCGTTCGTGACAATATTGTAAAATCCGGTCGCGGTTCTTCTGATAATAAATTTTTGTCAAATCCGGATTATCTTCTCTCCGTTTTTTCGATAAATCGCGGAGATATTCACGATTTCGAGCGCGATATTCCGCGTGTTTTTCTTTATAATAATCTTTGTGGTTTTCCCGATAGTCTTTAAAGTATTCCGCCCGTCGGGGATTATTCTTTATACACTCCTTACACTGGCTTTTATAACCGCTTTTTTTAGATTTATCCGGTTGAAAACATTCTATCGGTTTTTCTATTTTACACTTAGAGCAAATCTTAAAATTCATAGTTAAATCTACCTTAAACTTTTTCGTGGGGAAATATTTCTACAGAACAGACCACCCGTACCGTTACCCTCCGAAAGTTAAAAACTTTTTAACCCACCCCTACGGTAATACCGCTACGCGTTCGTTATCGCCTTATACGTTTCCGAAATTGCGTAAATCGATACTTTATAAGGGTAAATCAAATCGTCGCTCTATGAGCCTCCTACGCGCTCCTACGGGCATATCGAAAATATTACTTTCTATTTCCTTTTATGTAATCGAGTCTCCGTTTAAATCGTTCGTGCTTTTCATTGTGGCAATCAATACATAATGATTGTAGATTGTCAAGCGATAGCCTCAGCTCCCAACCGTCCGGAGTCTGAATAGGTTTAATATGGTCTACCTCGCTCGCTACCTTACCACACTTAACGCACTTATACCCGTCGTCCTGGAGTCTCTTACGAGATAGAGTCCTCCACTCTGTAGAGTTATAGAACCTCCCATACTTAGGATCCCTGGTCTTATTATATCTCCGGTTACTTTCTTTCTTTTGTTCCCGGATCCGTTCCTCCCTTTGTTGTTCCACAATAGGACCACACTCGGAGCAATATACCACCCCATAGGGTATGAGCTTACCGCACCGGTTACACGACTTTAATAACACGGGATCTTTACCCCCTCGATATATCCCCCGTCTTATAGCAGAATAAAAAAGGCACCCAAAAGGACGCCTTTTACTCTGCCATATTTAGGAGGCACGTTATGATGAGAAGAACCGTTTTCCTACCGTTCTCCACGATACCATATTACACCTTAGAACCGGATAATGTAATGCTATAAATATGCTATCGATATGCTATTAAAATGCTATTCTATTTCGATACTATTTACCGCCTCAGCATAAAGCCTCATAATATGCCGTAGGTTATAACACATATTCTCGGCGATCGTTTCGAAATCCTTACACTCTATAAAGTAAGCCTCCAGGATCTCCGCGTAACGGTAATCCTCTACCTCGTCGATCTTATCTAAGATCTCACGCTTTAAACTTTTGCTCTTAGCCTCGAGGCGAATTATTCTCCGTTCGATCTCGTCCTTTTCGTCTATGAGATCTTGCTCGGTTACCGGAGTACCGCCCCGAGGCATATCGGACAATTTCGGAGACCGGACACTTTTCGCGCGGGAATCCAGGAGAGCGACCTTATTTTTCAATCGAGCAATATTTAATAAATTTTTCTTATAGCGTCTCAGAAACTTTTTTTTCTGATCCTGGATCGGCAAATCCGACATTTGATACCTCCGATTTCCGGAAATATAACAAAATCACAAAAACTTTTGCAACTCCTTATATATTTATATTTTACTTATATATATTATATATTATTATAAATTTCTAATAACTTATAAAAAAAATAATAATTATGTTATATTTAAGCAAAAACCCTTTATTTATGCGGTCTCGCGGTATAACAAAATGTATAACAAAATGCTTTTTGATTTTGTTATTTTTTCAGTTTTTGTTATATTCGCATAACATCGGGAGAGAAAATTTTTTTCGTGTTTTTGTTATTTACCCCGTTTTTGTTATCATTTTGTTATACATTTTGTTATATTATTTTCTTCCGTAACAATTTTGATATAAACGATCACGTCTAACGGAAAAATTATTTTTGTATTATCCTCCAGGTAAATTTTAAAATTTTTCTCGTCTTGAATATACCTAACGTCCTCATAGCGATAAAGATCACAATCTACGAGTTTTATTACGATTAGTTCCGCCGGTATATATGTAGTTAATTGCGGTAATTTCGGCGGATACTTTACGCTCACAAGAATCCCCATAAGACCGCAAATACCAAATCCGATCACTATTATTAAAAATTCTATTAAAGTCATTTCTCCGGAACCTCCTCTCTAATCTTTCTGCAATACGGGCAATACTTGAACGGGTAAGCGGGACGATCATCGGCGATATACAAACAATTTCTGTATACCTTTTTTCCGTTTTCTATTCTCCATTTCCACTCGCATTTTTGCTCAATAACCGCGAGTAATTCCGCCGTAACAATAACCGGAATATGATCCTTATGTTTTTCTAATATCGCTTTAATCTCGTCAATCATTCCGCCGGATCCTCCAATTCTTCTACGGAATCCCATAACTTGATACCGCGTTCTTCACATAACCGACCTAATAAACTACTTTTCTCCGCTAAGTATTTTTCGTACTTCCTCCGCTCCTCGATATCGCGCATATCGTAACCGAGTTCGTACATATCCTCGCATAAACTACCCAGGCTATCGAAAACGGAATCGTAATACACGCCCTCGAGTTCCTCGTCGGTTAACGTGTTCGCCCATTTTATAAGAGCGTCCTTATCGGCTTTTTTCATACGGGAACCTCCTTTAATTGTTCTGCTAACTTTTCGGCTAATTTGTTTATTCTTCCGTCGCAAATAGTAACATCGTATCCGCTTAACTTTGCGATAATATCGCTCGTAGCTTTCTTACCTCGGACGGTACAAAAAGGAATATCGTTCACACATATAACATTTATCCTTTTAGCCATAAGTTGAGGAACGCGATAAACTTTTATTTCGCACATATTCGAACCTCCTTACTCGGTTCGGTTAATGCTCGCCTCCGACGAAAAACCCTCCGGGTAGCGCTTTTTTAATTTCTCGATATTCTGCTCCATAACATATTCGAGAGAGACGCCGATCGAGTGACAAGTAAGAGCGAGGTACCAACAAACGTCCCCTAACTCTTTAATAAGATCCTCCACCTTAAATTTATGCCCGTGGAAAATTTCTTTCTTAATCAGATCCGCGACCTCGCCCGCCTCGCCGGTTAAACCGAGAGCGCCGTTAAGCAATTCGCCGGGATTAAAGCCTACGATCTTTAAGACCTCCTCGTTATCGTAATCCTCGGTCCACCGATCGAAATTTAATACCTCGGTTAATACTCGGTTATTACATAAACCGTCGTTCGTTCTCATTGCGAGAACCTGGTATTCTTTAATAGTCATTTTCTAAGCCTCCTCAAAAGCACGATCCAAAAGATCGTAAAATCGTTTATTGTTATCCTGGACCATTTTAACCGCCTCAGTTAGAGAGAACGTTCCCCCGGATAAACCTACTCGGTTCATATCCCGGATTATTCCTCGAACCGCGCTCGGCATATCTCCGAAATATCCAACCGTGTAATATTGCGGAGATCGAGTCTCCTCGCCGGTCTTATCGTTTACGGTTACCCTTTCCTTATGTAGATCTCTCTTTACAATGTAATTATGAGGATCCACGTCGATAATATAATCCTCGTCAACTCTAATCATAAAACCTCCTACACTGTTAAAATCTTTTCTATATTTATCCGAGCGGTTCTCATAGTCTCTTTTAATCTCTCATTCTCTTTTTTGAGAGCCTCGATTTCCTCCAGGAGTCCCGCTATCTCGGATATACACTCCTCGACCTCGATCGTCCGGAATTCGAAACCACATTTCGGGCAAGCTCTACGCCGAAAAATTGCTCCGTCCGGACGCTCCCTGGAGTCTTTTACTATAGTACTCGCTCCGCAATCTACGCACCTTTTAACGTACATTATTTCGCCGTCCAAACTAATAACCTCCTAATTTACGTCCTCCGGATTTTACCCACTGGACGCGCTTAAACGGAGCGACCGCCTCTTTCCACGCTTTCGAGAACATATTACGGACGAGTTCCGGATCGCCTTTTGTCATTGTGAAATGACCTCGATAAACGAAACCGTTTAGCGCGTAATGAGCTACGCTAAGTTTTTCGTTTCCGAAAAAATCCTGGATATCTTCCGGGTAAACATTCTCGAGAACGAGCTTACCGTCCTCGTATAAGTTATAAACTCCTTTTAACATACCGAGCCTCCTAATCTATCTTAGGAACGAAATACCTTTTCCCGTCCCCTTTTTGCTTTGGTTTATCCTCGAAATCGTATTTCGTTATTACTTCCTTAAAAAAGGTTTTCTTACCGGTAACGTTATTCGATTTCACTCCGGAGAGCTTGCACCAATCCACGAAATCGGAGTAAGCCTTATCGGTCGAGTTCTCCAGGAAATAATTAAGATCGAGGTCTCTATCATCGATCCAGGATAACGTAGTCGAGTTATCCGCCTTGTAAGCCTCGAGAGCCTCTTTAACGCTTTCCGGTTCTGTAAACTTACCTCTCTTAAGCAATCTCTCCGCGCCCCGGATACCGAGATTTAAGAGATAGGAGAGAGCGGTATCGGTCGTAATTTTGTCCTCGATAAGTGGATCGTAGTCCGGATCCTCGCTCGAGAATTTCGCATTAAACGGAACGAATAACCACCGACGATAGAATCCGTCCGATTTATCGAACGATCTCGGGATCGCGTTACATGAGTAAATATGCGTCGCGTAAGGTTCGATCGTAAAAGGTCGCTCCCCTTTTCGCTCTACCTGGATAGAGTTTCCGGCAAATAATTTTTTAAGAGTACCGGTATCCTTAATTACTACGTTATCGATATCGTCGCCGATATTTGCGAGCTTGTTTTCCAATTCCGCCACGTTAAAGCGATCGGTTACTTTTTCGAGAGCAATACTCGAATAGTTATTTGATCCGAGGAAAGTCTTTACCAGGTTTAAGATTGTACTCTTACCATTGGAGCCGGAACCGTATAACATAAACGCCTTTTGATATCTGTTATGTTTTAAGAGACACGCTCCGATCATTTCCTCGAAAAGATTTATAACCTCCCGGTCTCCCAGGAATACGCGGTTAAGCATTTTATCGAGATCCGCACAATAAGCGGACGGATCATAAGTAACCGGTATCCTATCAAACTCGATCGCCTCCGGTGTAAACTCGAGGCATTTTCCGGACCGGATATCGTATCTCGTATTTTTAAGATTGATAACGTAAGGATTAACCTTAATCGCTCCGCCTCCGATATGAGTCCGGATCCGGATATACGAGAGAACCTCGTTTCGTTGGTTCTGTTTGATTGATCGGAATAATTGGATCATTTTCCGTTCGATAATTTTCTCGTCCCGCTGATAATAACCGTCCTCGTATACGTAGAGCTGATTATTTACGGTAATAATCTTAAAAGTATTTATAAGCTCGTCCCCGAATTCGTTATGAGAGAATCCGACTTTTTTCTCAGCTTGCGCGACTTGCTCCGCGATCACATCGTCCGGCTTAAAAGCCTCGTCCCGGCAAATCGTAGAAATCTCGTAATCGGAGAGCGGATCGGCGAATACATAATCGTTAATAACCTGGATCGTCTCTCTAATTTCGTCCCGGGAAAATCCCTTAGTTTGTAGGTAAACGATATAATTAAAAAGCTCCTGGTTACGTCCGGAGCCGTCTCCCATTCCTTTAAATTCGAATTTACCGGACGGATTAGAGATAGGAGTTAACCACTTAGGGACCTCCTGGATCTCCGCGCCTTTTACGTAGCGGATCCACTCTCTCTTTTTTCCGTCTTGCTTGATCTTTACGTAGGCGTTACGACCTCCGGATTTCCGGTCGGAATAGATACCAACCGCGAGACGGTTCTTTATGAAATTTTTAGGTTCCTCCTCGGAGGTCTTAAACCAAACATGAATACCGCGAGTCGTTTTCATTACTCTACATTTCAGATCTAAGCCCTCGACGATCTTAAGCATGATCTCCGCGTCGGAGGTCGTATCGAAATCGAGAACGATATAGCCTTTAGGGACTATAACCGCCACGTCGTCGAAATCCTTTACTTCCTCCCAGGTTTTCGCGCCGATCCCGTCTTTGAATTTGTGAGTCGGATTTTTTCCGTCTAAAATTATGTATTGCACTTTCCGCCGGCTCCTTTCATAAATTCGAGTTCCTTATTCATAAACTCGGTTTCGATTTTATTCCACGCTCTAAAACAATCGGGACATAAATTTTTTCCGCCGTGTAATCCCCAACCGATCGGGAGACTTTCGAAAGTATTCCACCGAGTAAAGCCTCCGTCGGTTTCCTTTTCTCCGGTACACTTTACAAAAACATTTTCTCCGCACCGATCGCACGTTACTAATTGTCCGTTAACTCTACTCATGTTTTAACTCCTATTCTTCCTCCGCTCTTATTTCGTGATCGATATACTCGCGGATCTTCTTTAGATCCTGGAGTCTCGAATTACCCGCCTTTTTGCCGGCGCGCTTGATATACTTAACCGCGTTACCGAGATAGAAATTAAGTCCCCAATCGTCGATCACATCGAACGGAGTAATTTTCGTATCGTTGTAATATTCCGGCTTTATCGGATCCGGTACGATCGACTCTCGAACCTTTTCGAGCGTGTTCTCCTTATGTTCCTCGTAGGACATAACTTGCATATTAACCGGTCGATCGGTTTCTATCGGATCCGGCTCGATATATCCTATCGGTTTCCACTTTAACGGAGTGGACTCATATCGAGGATCGCGCCATTCCATATTATTTTTACAATTAACGCAAGGCTCCTCGCTCGCACTGTTACAATCGAAAGCGCAAGTTTCGCAAGTATACTCCTCGCAATCCGGGCAAACCAAGCGCCCCTCCGGGATCTCAGCTCCACACGATACGCAAGTATTAACCAGGACCGGTCCTCGATTAAATAAAAGATCGTAATTACGCTCGATTACGTCCGGATCCTCATAACACGACTCCTCGGTTCCTAAAAGGGAACACTTTAAACAATTTACCGAGTTATTGTGACAATGGTTTTTTATCGCCGTTTGTTTTTCTTCTAAAGTCATTTACTACCTCCAAATCTCGTCCGTTTCCTTATCTCGTAGGACGATCCGCCCCTCGATATGGAATCCGGCTAGGTGTGCTATTTCTTGTAATACCTTTATAGTTTTCGAGACTCTTTTCTCCTGGGAGAGTACGTTCTTAATCGCTTTCTCTGCCGTAGGATCCAAAGCTCCGGACGCGTTCCGTTTTAGCTCGTCCACGCGATCACACTCCCTCGAATACTACATAAATATAATTTGTGTTCTCTGATACCGCCTCGCCGATTGTCAAATTATTAAAACTCTTAATAACCGGCTTTTTCGGATTAGGAATTACGAAAACCGGGACTCCCTCTTTTGCTAGTTTCATAGCCTCGTTAAATTCGATCTGTCTAATTGTCATTTAATAAACCCTCCACAATTTTTATAAATTCCTCCAGGGTGTACGGCGCGAAATGTAAACCGCCCGATCGCTCGATCCGGATCTTATGTATCTTTTGGTCGTCCTGGAGATCGTTATTTCCTACTTTGAGTTCAAAACATACGAAACGACCGTTAATACACGTTACAAGATCCGGCGCGCCTTTGGACGCCCAACCGTTACCGAATTGGTTAATATGATAAATATTGTTTTCTTTCAAATACTTAATACATCGATCTTGTAATTTCTTTTCCGGTTTACTCGGCATTTTGATACCTCCATTTAAAGCCTCCGCACGTTATACGCTTACCTTTACAACACGCGGATATATGACTATCGCGTATATTTAATTCTCGACTCGCGTCCGTAATACTCGCCCAGGCTTTTAAAATATTTCCGTTTTTATCAAGTTGGAAAATAGGTTTTTTATTTGCCTCGATTACTTTCGCATTATCGACCTTTATACCTTTTCGAGATTTAGCGCTACGAGCTATCCCGGTACCGTACCTAACGTTTTCCAAACAAGAGGACCACTCTAAGTTAGTAACTTTGTTATTACGCTTATCCTCGTCCTTATGGTTTACTTGCGGTTTGTTCTCCGGATTAGGAATAAAAGTAGTAGCGATCAACCTATGAACCGTAATAGTTTTACTTATACCGCCGATCGATAATTTAACTCTCTCATATCCCTTACGATTAAGAGTAGGAACCAATCGGCGAGGAGCGCCTTTTTTGACGCTCCATATTTCGCCGTTGTCCTTAGCGTAATAACCGGGATATCCCTCTATCGCCTTAATCAAGATCGTCTAAGTCGTCCATATCGGAGGACTCGCTCTCCTGGGACTCTGCTTTCACATCGGAACCAAATCCAACCGCCGGAGTATAATCGTTAAGTTTTACTTTAGTACCCTCAGTACCGGCGTTTTCGCCTTTGGTCTTAATATAGGTATCATGCTTAACGGTAGCGGTAATATAGCAATCTACGATATCCTGGGTATCGATTTCGTCCGCCTGGAAATTGTTAAGACAAGTACGAGCGAAAAAACTCCACGCTCTAAGAGCGCCCTCGTTTAACTCGCCCTTAGTGTTGGTAAGTGTAAACATTTCGTTATGAGTCTCGCCCTTAGCGGTTTGTAATTTGACCTCGATCTTACCGAAATCCTCGTACTTAGAGTCGTCTACCTCCATTACCTTAAAGGTAGTAAGTCCCTCCGGGATAAGTTTAAAAGTTCTTTCGCTTAATTTCATTTTTGCCATTTTATTTTTCCTCCATTATTTTATTATTTCGATTTTCGCGTCCGGATTTATTCTCCAAATTTCGCCGTCTAACACGTCCACGTTGTAACCCGGTTTGTAACCAAGTAACCCGCAATTATGCGGATCACTTGTTACAATTCCGATTTTACCGATCGCGCCCGTGCAACCGTTTTTTGTATTGATAATCTTTATTCGAGTACCGACCTCCGGGATATCCGTTTCCGGTCCGTAATCCCTTACTAAACTTTTTCCGAGATTACACATAGCGTTACTTACGGCTTTTCCTAAAGTCTCGCCGTCGATCTTGATTTCAGCAAATAATCCCGATTTAACCGGTACGTCCTCCGGGATCCACTTCTTAAAGACCTCGTTAAAATTGCCCTTGTTACCGAGATACTTTTTAGAGATACACATCGCGAGACCTAACTCCGGAGAGTAAGTATCCCCCTCCTGGCATTTAACGACCGTTTTCGTTTTGTCTTTCCAAATTACGATAGTCGCCGGATTGTTAAAGATTACCTTTTCGATATCCGGGTTTCGTGTAATCGGCGGAAAGACCGGTAATACATACTCGTGTTTTAATAAATATTCATCGTATAAATACGGATTACGTGTCGCCAACATTTACACCTCCTCGATTACTGATTTTTTCAAACTAAAGACCTCGGTCTTTTTCTGATACTTACTAAATACGTCCGGTAATTCGCTCTTTAAAGCGGTACTATCGAGAGAGTTCCTCTCGGACTTAGTGAGCGTCCAGGTATACTTTTTACCTGGGATCTCGACCTTTTTATCGCCGTCCCGAAACTGAGTAGTCATATACTTTTTAACCTGGTCCTCGATCTCCTTAAGGCGCTTTTTCTTCTCCTCGATCTTAGCCTCCGCCTTATCGATTGTTTCCTGGAGCTTATCCGCCTCCGCGATTAACTTAGAGATCTCTTTATCCTCTAACTCGACCGTATTCTTACGGAGTACCTTAAGGATCTCCGCGTCCTTTTTCTCGTCAAATTCCGGAGAGATACCGGTCTCCACATGATCGCGCCAAAACTTTAAAGCCGGCTCGACGTAGGTCTCTTTAAATGTAGGGAACGCCTCGGAAACCTTAAACTCGTAAACCTTAGTATTTTCGATACTAGGCTTAAACGCCTCGGTCGGAGCGGTGTCGAATTTACCGCCTCCCAGGTCTACCGGGTAATCCTTATCCTCGAGGAAACTCGCCGTCATAATCACGTTATCGAATCCCAGGAGGTAAGCGTATAAACACGCCTGGAGCTTGTAGTAAATCGGTACATCGATTAACCAATCCTCCGCGCGCTTTGTGGTCTTTACCTCGACGATAAAATCGTCTCCTAAAAAGTCCCACATTCCGCCGAGTTCTTTTTCCTCCGGAAAGAAATCTCCCCAGGTCTTTTTGAAATAATCCGGTCCGTATACGTCCGTCGGACTCTTAATATCCATAAAGTAAACGGATCTCAGATACTCGCAAATCTTAGGCTCGATAACCTTACCGGCGAGGGTGTAGATACTCTCCTCGAATGGTTCCTCGTAAGTCCGGGTAATTTCACACCATGCGGAGAACGGCGACGCCCAGGCGTTCAAACCGAGGACCGTAGCGAACCGGGTAGCGGTTAATTTCTTACACTTTTTAGGTGGATCAATTTTGATCCGGTTATTCTCTAAAAATTCCATATCTAACCTCCCTATCAGACAAACTCTTTAATCCGATCTAAAATCTCCTTATGAGCTTTATCCCGAAACATTAACTCCTGGAATAATAACTCGCTCGGCATTAAAGCGATCGTCTGTTTCTTTTCCTCGAGAGTCATACCCTCGACTCTGCTTTTAAGTTCTTCTCTCTCAAATTCGCTCATTTTCGTAAACGTGCCTCCTTTATATTTCCGAAATTGCGTAAACTTGACTAAAAATAAAAAGTATGTTACTCGGAGATCTTGTTACCGATCTCGATAAGAACGTCCTCCGCCTCTTTCTTAGTCATATTACCGCTCTTACGCTTAGCGTTAACCTCCTGGACGTAAGGCTCGTACTTCTCGAAATCCTTTTCTCTGAGCTTTTTAAGACCGTTTAAGATACTCTTACTCTGAGTCTCTGTCATTTCTCCGCTCTCGTTAATAAGCTCCTTTTTAGCCTCCTGGCGTTCTGCCGGTGTCGCCGGTTTATTGGATTTCTTAGGCGCCTCTACCTTAGCGGTCTCCGGATCCGGCTTACCCTGGGTAGCGTCGAAAGCGTCCGCCTCTACGATATCGAGACAAGTCATATATAAGTAACGTCTCTGATATGTTTCTACGCCTCCGAGAGCTTGTACCGCGTTCATACCCTTAACCTCGAGATCTCTCATAGGAGAGGTAAAGATAATCTTTTCCTCCGGCTTATCCACGTTTACGAGGGTACCGATAGCGTTCTCGTTATCGAATGAGATTAAGAATATCAAACCGCAATAGTTAAATATTGCCGTTGCCGGCGGAACGATATCCGCTAACTCGAAATACTTATACTCCGCGAATCTGTTTACTCCGCTTTTCTGTACCGGAGCCTCGAGGAAACGTCCTCTCGCTACCGCTAATTTACCGTAGATATTGAGACCTCGGATTTCCGGATCTACGGTACTCGTTGTCTTTGTTTCTTTCTTCTCTGCCATAATTTCTACGACCTCCTTAATTTTTTGTAATTCTCTTTCGACCTTTGGATCGATATTTATATACTTATCGATACGCTTTTTCGCCATATCGATATAGTAATCTTTGTCGAGCGCGTCCACTGTGAGGACGTTCTCGTTATCGATAAAGCAATGATCCGGACACTCTGAGATCACGGTCTCGCTCCATACTGGAGGATCCACCGGCTCGGAGATCATTTTTCCGCTTGCCTTATCTTTTCGCCTTTTCTCGGTAATCCATTTACCCTTTACTACTTGCCCGTATTTATGATCTTTTACCGCGTACACTCGGTTAACCTTTTGTACCGGTTCCCGGACGCCTTTTACGTAATGGTACGATCCCTCGTAGGATCCTCCGGTTTTTATAATTTGCTGAAAAGCGAATATATCGGTACACTCGTTAATAGTTTTCTCCGGCGGGATACCGTTTACCAGGTAATCGACGATCGCTTTATCGATAATCTGTAAAGAGTTGGTTTTAAAATTTCCTCCCTTGTAGAGAGATACATAACCGCCCTTTGTTTTAAAGGATCCGTCCGCTTTGATACCGATATAATTATTAACGTCCTTTTGGATAACCTTAACGAAATCGTCCCGCTCCATTTCGAACCGGGTAATCTCGCACCAAGTCGCGATAATTACGTTAGATAACTCGACCTCGCTCCGGTCGATCGTAAACATGATACCGTCGGTATTGATATTTACGAAATCGATCGTCTCGCATTGCTCCGCGAGCTGAGTAATTAACATCATCATAGCGAGCTGATTAGAGATACAAACCGAACGCCCCGCCCACCGGTCCGCGAGATCGTTATAAAGATTTAACATAGCTCCGTAAACGGTATTTACTACGAGCTTTAAGGCGTTCGCTCTCATTTTGTCCCCGGCTTTTTTATAACCGAGTCGCTTTTTAACGAGTTTTACGTAAGCCTCCGGATCTTTCATCGACCGAGAGCAATACCCGAAATTTATCATCGAGTTGGGATAAAGAGATCCGACGTCCTGGTTAACGATCACACGATCCGCGGTTTCCTCTACGGTTACACAAGGTTTCGCGCCGTGTACGCCTCCCCAGGCGAACGTAACCGGACACTTACCGACCTTAGTCTCGATCCATAACTTTAAGGTTTCGCCCTTAGATCCTTTACCGGCACCGAATAATTTCGCGTCCGGGATCGTTTTATCTCGGATCTGCATAAAGAAATCGAGTACGATCTTAGGGATCTTTTTTATATCGATATTGTCCGGGATTACGTAATCCCTCTCGTCGTTTCGCTTGACCGCTTTCGCCTCCAGGACTCGAGCGGATAATTTCGCATTAGTTAAACCGAGCGCCTCCTCCGGCGGTACGCCGTACATTTCTCCGACTAATAATTTCGCGTCGATATAATCCGCCTTACGCTCGTAATAGAGCTTTTCGGTCGAGTCTACGTCGTACTTACAATACCGGATCATTTCCTCCAGTTCTTCCGGTTTAAGAGGTCGGTCGATATCGAACGGGACCGAGGACTCTACGATCGGGAGCTTTAAATTTCCCTCGATCGCTTTTAAACTGATATTCTCGTCCGCGATATCGTCTCTCAGATCGAACGACTTAAACGGGAGCTTTTGAAACTGTATAAAAGGAAACTCCCACCCGCTCCGCTTTTCCTGGATAATAAAATCGTTATGCTTTTTTACCTCTACGTTAGAGCCTCCGAGAATCATCGTAAGGACGATCCAGTTATCATAGTGTTTATTATTGAATCCTCCGATCACGATATCCGGTTGAGATAAAAACTCGCGCAAGTGGTAATTATCGTTATGTATTACGGTATAGGCTTTCGTCTCGATATTCTTAAGGACTACGATCCAATCGTAGGCGGTAACCTCGATATCGAATATGTAGATTTTCATAAAATCGACCTCGCCTAAATAACTTTAATTTCTTGATCTTTTAAAAACTGTTTAGTATACTGTGATTTTTCCCATATGAACCAACTATACGAGGTCGCATCGGTTCCTTTACCGGTAAAGCTCGGTCTTTTATGGAGAACGTATAACCGGTTCGGGAGCGTGTCTTGCCACCATGCGAACCGCTTAGCACTCTCTAAGAAATTAGTCCGGAGTAAGAAAATTAACCGACCGCCCGGAGCCAATAACTCGAGGCTCTTATCGATAAACTCCTTAGCGAGACTATACGGAGGATTTCCGATTATTACGTCGTATCGTTGAAATTTTTCTTTATCGAGTGATAGAAAATCTTCTATAAAAACCTGGTTTGCCTCGAGCATTAAATTTTCCGTCTCCTCATATCTTAACTCGATCGCGTCAATCCAATTATTAAAACCTTTATTTCTTAACGCTCGAATTATATTACCGTTACCGGCGGACGGTTCGAGAATGGTATCTTCCGGATATATACCGACGTAATTATCAAGTAACGCGTAAACCGTCTCTAAAGGTGTCGCGTAAAAATCCGCCTCGTTTCTTTTTGTTCCTCTATTAGTAGCGCTCATTATCTACCTCCTTTCCCGGATCGCTCGCGTAAAGCTCGTCTACGCAAATCTCGCATATATCCGACTCGCTATCGTTGTGCATGATACAACCGCACATCGTACACCGCTTTTTGTTTTTCGCGTAAAAGTCGTATAAAATTCCCACGTTATCGCCTCCTAAAAGTTTACGAAATTGCGTAAACTCTGATAAAAAAATTTAGGTACTATAACTCCTCCGGTAACTATTCATATATTCGACGAATAGTTTCTCGCTGAAATCCGAGTAACCGGCGAGCGCTCTATAAATATCTACCTCGATCGTACCCTTTGTTATGAGGTGGATATAACTACATTTATTTACTTGTCCGGTTCTATGGATACGGTCCCGACTCTGCTCGAGGATCTGAGATCGGAGCGTCGGTTCGTAATAAATGATCGTATCACTTGCGAAAAGATCGATACCGGCGTTCGCGGTTTGATACTGGCAGACTATAACTTTTATTTTTGCGTCCGCCTGGAATTTCCTCCAAATCGTTTTATCCTTTTGCTCCCCGTCCAGGGTAACAAACCGGATTTTCATTTTTTGGAGTAGCTCCGATATCTTTCGGATCGAATACTTAAACTCCGCAAATATTACGAGCTTTTTATCGTCCTCGAAACTTTCGATCAGTTCCTTAAGGATCTCGAGCTTTTCGCACTTAACCTCGATTAACTCGTCCTCGTTCTGAATAAATCCTCCGCATAATTGCCGGAGCTTGATATTTCGAACGAGTGGATTTTCCGCGAGGATCTCGTACTCTAGTAAAGCACTCTCGACGACCATTCTCTTATAGAGAGCCTTTTCCTTAAGCTCGACGTTAATTACCTCGTCCGGTAACTTATCCGGTAAGTCCAAACATTCCGACTTTTTAACGCGGTAACTATGCTCGTTTATGATCTTCTGTAATTCCTTTACGTTAATATAGCTCGTCGGTTTGTGGTACATATTGAGGATACAATAACGATCTTGAAACTCCATATAAGAGCCTCGGTACTCTCCGGAGGCGTTCTCCTCCAGGTACTCTTTAAAGATCCTCGAGTATACCCGTCCGCGTTCTATGTACGGATCCAGGAAACAATATAAAGACCAAATGTTTTCGAGCTGACCGTTACTTATTGGAGTCCCGGTTAATATGTATCGATAGTCCGCTTTTGTCGCGATTTTAAGTAAAAACTTAGAACGTTGACTTGTACGGTTTTTTATGTTATGAGCCTCGTCTAAAATGATACAACCGTATTTTTTATAGTAAGGACTTTTCTCCTCGCCTCTCCAAACCTTATCATAATTTACGAGAGTAATTACCGACCGGAGGATTTCTCGATCCAATTCCTCGAAAAGCTCTATATCTCTCTCCCAGGATCCGAGCGCGGATTTCGGAGCGACTACTAAAGCCGTTTCGATATTGCCGGACTTAGCAAGGTCCAAAACTCTACATAGTGTAGGGATAGTCTTACCGGTTCCTTAACCTTGCTCCATGAATAGAGCGAAAAAATTATTTGATCGCATATAGGAAAGCGCGATCTCCTGGTGTCTAAACAGTTTGAGCAAGTCGACCACCTCCTCGGTGTAAATGCTCTCGGATATGCTCCGATTGAGTCATTACTTTCAAATTGTCCGGATCATTGTTAAGTTTATTTCCGTCGATATGGTGGACGATTTCTCCAGGTTCTAACGGTCTACCAAGAATTGTCTCCGCTATGGTTCTATGTTCGTGTACGCCGTTAACTTTGGTATATCCTTTTCCCTCGCCTCGACCTCTAAGGCTTTCCGCTTGACGTTCTCTATACTCGCCGTGATTAAAAACATTCTTATTATAATAAGTAAGTCTCTCTCCGGCTCGCTTTCGAGTTTCCGCGTCCATGCTTTCGCCTACGAGTTTAGCTCCGTCTCGTCTACATTCGATAGAGCAAAAACTATGATATTTCCCGCGTCGATAGGTGGTATATTCTTTACCGCACCAATCGCACGTTAAAAACATTTTAGGCAATTACTACGCCTCCTCCCTCGGTTCTCCGAAAAGAGCGTACTCGGTATTTACACAAATAAACGGAGAGATACTTCTTAATGCGGTATAGAGTAACCTATCGCCTTTTATATACGCCGTAGCGAGTATATCCGCGATAACAACGGAAATCTTATCTTGAAACTCCTCTCGAGTGATTGTAATACTATCGGACTCGGTAGGTTCTTCCGGCGCCGGTTCTTCCTCGACCTCGGTAAGCTGATCCTCGAAAAACTTATATAAGGATCCGTCCTCCTCTAGTTTTACGATATAATAAACGACCGTTCCCATATCGTAAATCGCCTCTACGGTACCGATTAAACCGGTTGTCGTCTCTACCTTAGTTCCCTCTCTCAATTTCGACATGTTCAAAACCTCCAATCTTTAAACCCAAATACCCGACCAGGCTTAAACCGAGTCCGATAATTCCTCGGATCATCATTTCATTTAAACCGATCGTCCCGAGATCCGACGCTCCCGCGGTTCCCAGGATTACCACTACTCCACCAAATACCAGGAGGAGAGATACCAATTTAAAAAAATCTTTTACCATACTTAACCTCGTTTTCTCTTTTGTTTAATGGTAGATCCGCTTATTTGAGCCATTAACTGATAAAGCGGTTCGGCGTCCTTTACTTTAACGACGTGACCGGTAATATCAGTTTTAACGGATCCGTCTTTCATAACGTGATAGACCATTAAACCCCCTCCTTAAATTCCTTAAACAATTCCTCGAGTGGTAAGTCCGTTTTAAGGACTTCCTTAACCTTTACCGCCTCGCGGAAAGTAAAAGGATAATTACCATTAACTTTCTGAGACCATGTTCCCGGAGTAACTCCTAAAGCCTCCGCCATGTTTCCGCCGGTTAATCCCTGGCGTTTCATTTCCGCTAATACGTTTCGATACATATAAAACCTCCTCTCTAATCTGTGAATCAATTCACATAAAATCAAATATTCACTCAATTACGTGAATCACGATTTTGAATATACACCCAATTTCGTGAATTGTCAATAACAATTTTTAATTTTTTGAAAAATATTTTTTTCGAGCAAATTTTGATTATTAAATATCGTCAAAACCGCATAAATAAAGGCTTTTTAAGCACTTTTCAGATTTATTTTTACTTATAGAATTTTAAAATTTCAAAAAAGATTTACGAAATTTCGTTAATTTATTCTTGAAATTGCGATAACCCGGGAGTATAATACTAATCACTAAGGAGGTGTAAATATATGACTAAAGAGGAGAAATTAAAAAAATATATCCTGGAGAGATACAAAAGTATAAGAGAATTTACAATCGAAATCGATATGCCTTATTCCACCCTTGACGGAGTACTTAAGCGCGGTATCGATAACTCGAGCGTAGGCGTGATCTTTAAGATCTGTAAAGCTCTTAACATTAGTCCGGACGCGTTAGCGGAGGGAGAGATCGTTACTAAGCCTTTGGATTATAGAGTCGTTATCGACGGTATGCCTCTTGATATCGAAATAAAAGAACCGAAAGACGTAGACCAAATCCTCGAGGATACTAAAAAGCGTTTACTCACTTACCAGGATCTTTTGTTAGAGGGTAAAAAAGTAAAGAAAGAGGAAATAAATACGATCGTAAACGGGATCGATATTTCCCTCGAAATGGTTAAAAAGAGTCAATCGTAATATAACAAAAACCATAACAAAAACATAACAAAAACGACCATTATAACAAAAACTCATTTTTTCAAAAATTTTTTCGAGGTCGAAATATAACAAAAACTATAACGAAAACCAGTTTTTGTTACCATTTTGTTATACATTTTGTTATGAGGAAACCCGCATAAATAAAGGATTTCTTATCATATATAACATAATTATTATTTTTTTCTCTACTCTTAAGAAAAATATAAATAATAGTATATATAGTATATAAAAATAAAATATATAAGGAGTTAGAGATTTTTTTGTTATTTTGTTATATTTGCTATTTTCACACGAAAAAAACCGCCTCGATAGGACCGAGACGGCGTACCAAGTTAACCCCCGGCAAGAGGTTAAACCTTGACAATAGAATTATATCACACCTCCCCGGGGAAAATAAAAAGGGAGTTGTTGGAAAATGGATTTAGAAATGATGAAAGCTAGAAACGTGTTAAGAGTAGCGCTTTATGTAAGGGTATCGTCCCAGGAGCAAGTAGAGGGATACTCGATCGGAGAGCAAACCGACCGGTTAAAGAAATACGCCGAGGCTATGGGTTGGAGTATCGTTAAGGTTTACGTAGATCCCGGTTACTCCGGCGGTAATATGGATCGTCCAGGTCTTAACGAAATGATTAAGGACGTAGAGGACGGTAAGATCGATACCGTAGTCGTTTACAAATTGGATCGACTTAGCCGTTCTCAGTTTGACACGCTTTATCTAATTGAAAAAGTATTCCTTACAAATAATACGGACTTTGTATCTATGACCGAGAATTTTTCGACTAATACACCACTCGGTCGCGCTATGATCGGATTTCTCGCCGTGTTCGCTCAGCTCGAAAAAGATAAGATTAACGAGCGTACCCTCATGGGTAAAGAGGCTCGGGCAAAAGAGGGTAAATGGGGAGGAGGATCCTCCGAACCGATCGGTTACGATTATAACCCTACGACCGAGGAGTTAGAGATTAACGAATACGAAAAAATGCAAATCCTGGAGGCGGTCGATTTATTCCTTAAAGGAACGCCACTCCGGACGATCTGTACGATATTCGATCAAAAGGGATATACTTACCGAGGTAAGAGCGGAAAACTCCGTAAATGGGATCCTAAACGCTTAAAATACGTTTTCGCCAATAAGATATATCTCGGGTATATAAAACATCGAAACGCCTGGTATAAGGGAAACCATACGCCAATACTTACCGAGGCGACGTTTAAGAAATTACAAAAGCTCCTCACTCAGCGAGCGGAGGATTACGCGGAACATAAAAAGAAATGCGGTAAGCAAACGACCTACCTCGGAGGTTTTATATACTGTAAACAATGCGGAGCCAAGTTCTCTAAACAAAGCGGTAAAACGAGGAACGGATCATATAATCATTATTACGCTTGTTACTCCAGGTCGAAAAAGGTTCCGAAAATGGTAAAGGATCCAAATTGTAAAAATATTTACTGGAGAATGGGAGATCTCGACGATCTCGTTATAAATGAGATTAGAAAGCTCGCTACGGATCCGGAATACTTCCACCTTATACGAAAAGAAAAAGCGGAGGCGAACGACTCTCCTAACAAGATCGATATTTTAAAAACCGAGATTAAAAAGCTCGACGATCAGATCTCCCGCTTTATGGATCTCTACGGTATCGGTACCTTTACGATCGACCAGGTATCCGAAAAGATCGAACCGCTTAACGAGCATAAAAAAGGACTCGAGAAAGAATTAGAAAATCTTAACGCGGAGCTTAACGTTATGACCGAGGAGGAGGTCCGGGAGATCGTAAGCACGTTCTCCGAGGTATTGGATCGGAAAGATCTTAACGAGATCCGCCTCGCGATTGAGACGCTTATCTCGTTTATAGAGATCGATAACGAGGATATTTATATCCACTGGAAATTTGCATAAAAATACAAAAAAGAGGATCCCGAAAGTCGGGACCTCTTTTCTATAGGATTTAAAGTTTTCGTAATTCCTGGTAGACTCTGCTTATCGGTAAACCCATTACGTTATAATAGTCTCCGGTAATACCCTTTATAAATTTAGCGAACGTCCCCTGGATCGCGTAACCGCCGGCTTTATCCGCCCACTCCGGAGCCTTTTTAGTTGTATTCCATATAGGGATATCCGCTTTGGCGAGTATCCTTATATGGAATACGTTAAAACCTCAGTATGTATAGTATATCATTCTTTCACGCTATGTATAAAATATACACTAAAAAAGGATACCTTAATCGGTATCCTCTTTTATTAGTTCTCTCGGATCCACGCCTAACGCCTCGGCGATTTTTAATCCGTTGCTGAAAGTCGGTTCTTTTCTCCGACCGCTCCTATATTGATCAATAGTCTGTTTCGGGATCCCGGTCTTATCCGCGAGAGCCTGGGAGGTAATATTTCTCTCCTCCAGGATTTCTTTTAAAATAAACATTGTTTATCCTCCTATGTTGTCGTATTTACTGTTATGCTCCTGGGTAACCACTAAGTCGGAGATCTTCGGTTTATGGGTTCGGAGAAAATACCGGAGTCGGTAAGTGTGCCGGTTAAATGTAACCAGGTCGTCCGCTTTTAATTTGTTTCGATCGTGACCTTTGGTATAGTAGAGACTCCGGATATATTCGACCTCGGAAACCATATCTCGCAAATTCCAGTTTTCGTTTTTACCTGGACCGATAATACTATCTTTAAACCCGAGATCCGTTACAAGCTCGTTATAGGATTTTATAATCGGTTTAAGGTCGGTCGAATTATCCGGGACTCTTTCCTCCGGCTTACCGAGCGGGAACGAAAAGCGACCGACGATCTCGAAATCTCCGTTATCGTTAATACGTCCCTCGAGCCTGGTAACTCTTAGAGTTTTCGAATCCAATTTATAATTAGAGCCGAGCGTATGCAAAACCGCCCGATCCCTCTTACCTTTGTACTCCTCCGGATAAACCCGATAATCGTTAATATAATCCTCTATACGCTTTTTCTCGTTCTCTGTCATGTGATCCACCCCTTAGAAAATTCCGGGAGATTAACCGCTCCCGGTCGGTATGTTTTCTTTTAAATTTCGTGAACCAAAACTCTAACGTGTAATCTTTGGATATTGTAACCGCCGGCGAGAATACTCTCGACCTTAGCTCGTCCCTCTTTACCGGTTACGTATCCGTTAAGTACTGTAAATCCGTTCGTACCCTGGGTAGCTCTGATCTCGTCCCAATCGGTAACCTCTCCGGTAATGTCCTTTACTCTAAAGTAGAGATCCAGGATCAGCGCCTTAGCGTCTCTCTCGTTATCGGAGTGGATCTTCTCGTTTTCCGTTCTGATAAATTCGTAATCGCTATAAGAATACTGTTTAATAAATTCTCGGTATCCTAACTCCTCGTATACGTTCGTAAGATGATTTCGTCTATTGAGATCCCATATATCCCAGGTCTCGACTAATTCGTCTTGTAAGGACTTGAAGATCTCCGGGATCTCTTTAAGGAAGATACTCTCCTTTTCAATCTCTCCGGCGAGCTGAGCCTCGTATTTCGCGAGAGTCGCTTTGGTTGCCTCGATCTCTTTACCGCCTCGAGTGATATCCTCTTTTAAATGTTTGATATCCGCGTAGGTCCAAAAAATATCGTGCCAGTTTTCAGCGTCCCGGAATTCCTCGGGATCATGTTCCGCCGGATCCTTAACTCCGAGCTTTTCGAGAGCCTTGTATTTCTTCTCGATCTGAGCGGTCTTTTTTGTGATCGTGTTTTCTTTCTTCTCGATTTTCTGAGTAGCCTTTTCGATACGTTCCTTTAATGTAGCTATTTTCATAACGTCGCCTCCTATATTGTTTTAACTTATACCTCATTTTACCACGGATTTTTATATATGTCAATCGACATATATAACTTTTTTAAAATAATTTCTTAAAAATAATATTTTTAAATTATCGAAAATTATTTCCATAATTTGTAAAAAATTTATTGATTTTTCTAATGTTATAGTGCTATAATGCTTTTATCCGTTAAAGGAGGCGAGGATACGACGGAAACAAAAAAAGGACCTGGAGACGTCCTGGGTAAAATATGATTACCGAAAAACGTTTCTTTCACTATTTAGGAGAGTTATTTTTATGGGAAAAAACACATTATCGAAATTTGATGATCCATTCTCAGATCATAGGATCGAGATTGCACGAATGATATTAGAGGCACCGGAAGATAGATTAAATTATATAACGAGATTATATCCGGAGTATTTCGACACGGAACCTAGTTCCGGATCCCTGGAGTATTTCGTAAACTTAAATAGTTCATATCGTAAATGGATAGAAGATACCGGCGTTACCGCGGAATGGTTACGCGATTTCCCAACCACCGAGATATATTATAGATATCTCCGGTACACGGTCGAGAACCGCTTAGTTAGTATGAGTAAGAAACTGTTTTTCGAAACGTTGGAAATAGATTTCCACTTAATAAGTTAGTTATTTTCGGACGTTCGAAAGAGCGTCCTTTTTTATATATTGAAAATTCGAAAAATTATGTTAAAATATTAAAAAAAGATTAAAGGAGGTCTGTTATGAGTAATAAGCTACCGTCCCCGAAAACCTATAAAATATCGTCCGTTATCTGTTTTATATTATGCGGAATATGTATGTTTATCGGGATACTTTCTTTCGCTGTAGGAGGATTTCTTTTCGTAATCTTCGGAGCTTTGTTTTTGTGGTTAGGTATTCACTATCGAAAAAAGTATAAAATATGGGATCGTATTACTGATAGGCAGATATCCGAAACGGTTAAAAAATATAATGTAAATTATGTATATGTGAATAAAAATTCTAAAGCATATCACGACGACGCAAATTGTAGAGGCTTAAAACAAAACTACGATACGATCCTTTGGAGCGAGGCGGTCGCTAAAGGTTTAAAGCGTTGTAAATTATGCCACCCTCAACAATGGTAAATAAAAAAAAGAGGTCGAGGAGTTTATATCTCCCCGACCTTTTCTAATTCTCGTACCGTTCTCGCGCTCTCAGCGCCTCATAGAGCGGTTTTTCTTATTTCCTCGATAGTTTGCTTACCATTTACGAAATTGCGTAAATTTGAGCCGTTTAACGCGTTTAAAATTATTGCTCATTACACCAGGTCTGTAATGCTTTAACCATAGCGGAGATCTCGCTAACCTTGCCGTCGATAGGTGTACCGAGTTTTCTCTGTAATGCTTTGATCGTATTAGGACCGATCACGCCGTCGATATCGGATTTATTCATACCCGCCCATTTCTGCAATGCCTTTATAAGCTGAGATCCTTTACCGTTCGGCTTTTCTCTCCAATCCCACCCGGAGGTAAGTCCTGGGTTTTCAGATTTATACTTTTTATTTTGATCGGATACGATACCGTCCTCGGTAGTACCGAAAATCTCCTGGAGGCGTTTAGTTGTACCCTTGCCCCATTTTCCGTCAATCGCTAACAGTTCTCGAGGATTACCGCTAACTACTACGACCGTATGACCTTTAGTTTTGGTAACCAAGACGTCGCCGTTATGTAATACAGTTCCCGAGGTAACGGATACTCGTTTCATAAAATAACCGGACGCCTCGAGCATATTCGCCTCGGTAGCGGTCGAGAAATTACCAGGATCGAAACCCGCCTGGATACAACAAGCTCGAACGAGTGAGGAGCAATCACACTCCGTTTTTACCGCGATTTTTCCGAGGGTTCCGTATACTTTTAATTCCTTAATAACGCCGGTCCGGTTACTTTGATCGTATCCGATATTATCATTATTACAAGCCTCCAACATAGCCACCGCGATAATATTCGCCACGTCTACGTTTTTAGGTCTTAATAAGTACCAACCTTTAGAATTGAGATAATAAGATCTAGTACAAACCTCTTTTCTCGTCTGATCTCCGGCGGATCCGCCTTGAATTTTATTATTTTCATCGATTGACGCATGACCGATTTTTATACTCACAAAATCAGCTCCTTACTTTTCGCCCTTGTCGGACTTGTCTCTTAACTGGATTAAGGTATCCTTTAACTTAGCCGGGATCGGTACAAACTCGGACGCGTTCTCGAGTAAGGAGATACCCTCGTTACAAATAAAGAAAATAATTACGATCTCGCGGAGTGGAATACTGTCTCCGATCACACCCTGGACGATTACTCCGGTCGCCACTACGATAAAGATAAAAATCTTTTTGATCAAACCTTTAAAGCCGATCGAGCTTGATAAGGTTTTAGTAGCGATCCCTTTTAAAACCCCGGTAATATAGTCCAGGACTACGAGCGCCACTAAAGCCTTAAGAATCACGTCCCAACCTCCTAACCATTGACATAAAAAACCGCCGACGATACCGCCGACGATCGAGAAAGTATTAAACATTTTACTCATAAATTCCATTCCTCCTATTTTGCCCTCCTTTGTAAGTTTTGTTAATGGGTTACGACTATAATTTTCCGCTTTTAAATCGCGTAACTTATCGTAAACGGTAACCAATTACCGGCGTTTACGCTCGCGTATTCTGTTATACCATAGCGCGCGAGAGTGACCGTTCCGCTCGTCGTTACTGTACATAACCATTTATTCATACCGGAGCCTTGACAAATAAACGTTAAAGTAATAGGCGGTCTATATTTGCTCGGTATTCCGCTCGCGATAACCACTCCGTCCGCCGACGTAACTAAGGTCGCTAACGGAGTAACGACTCCGATAATATTTATATGCCCTCCGGTCGCCTTAAATCGAGGTTGACTATTTTCGCTATATAGCGCGAATAACTCGGTATTAAGCGTTAACGGGATCCATTCGCTATCGATCTCGACTCCGTTCCTAAACCTGGACGGTAACGATACGTCGAATAAGTTCTCACTTTCCGCCACTTTGCCGAACGCGATACCTTTTCCGCTCGCGTGGTAGTCTACCAGGGTAAAAGCGGTAGGAGCCTCGATATCGTGAGTTATACTCTTAAAGTAATCGGAGATCTTTAACCGGATCGTATAAGTCATATCCGGGTTAATAATTCCCGCCGGAATATAAACCGAATCCGCGATATACTCGCTCCCCGTTAATAATGTAGTAAACTCCGTACCGTCTGCCGGTTTCATCGAAATAGTAAAGCTCTTATCGTTCTTATCATTTACCGGAGAAATATTAAATCCGTAGGTAATTAGTAAACTACCGCCCTCGTCGTTCGGAGTACCGTCCGAATTAGCTCGAATTACCGAGAATTTCGTAATAACTGGATTTTCGTAATCTACTACATTAACCGATTTCGTAGTCGTAGCGCTCCGACCTCGGCTATCCTTGACCGTTACGGTAAAAGTTAAGGTTCCCGCGCTCGTAACACTACTAACAGTAAAGGACGCTCCGGAGTAAGTCTTTCCTCCGCCCGTGGTAGAGATACTCGAGATCGTGCTACCTTGCGCGCCGGAGGCAGAAATAACGACCGATAGTTTACTCTTTCCTTTGACGACTCCGCCCATTTTGGAGTACTGAGCCGAATTGGTATCGGTAACCGCTACACTACTAATCGTAGGAACGACCGAGGACGGTACCCGGACCGTAATAACGATACTTTTCGAACCGATCTTTGTAGATCCGTTGTAAGTTTCACAAATGATTGTTAACTTACCGCTCGTAGCGTTCGGAATATTAGTAGCAAGGGATACCGGAGGAGTCCAGGCTCTCGAGGTAGCGACACCGGTCGCGATCGTTCCCGAGGATCCTCCGAAAGTATATTTAAGAGTATGAGTAAAAGCGGTACTCGCTCGAGGAGTCGAGATCGTAATACTCGTACCGAGATCGATATCGCTATCGTTTACGGTCGGAGTCGTAGCTCTCGGGATCGTAACGAGTTCCTCGCTATAACTCTGCTCGCTCGCTGAAAACTGATCGTGATTGATCCAGGCGCTCGTAGTAAGTTTCTTACCGCCGTCCGCGTCGTGGGTAATATTTAAGGTCTTAGAGAAAAGAACGATCCCGCTCGAGGTAATCTTATCGCTCGAGGTAACGCTCTCCGAGTAAGTGGTTCCGTTGATTTTACAATACACGGTACCGGATCCGTAAGTCGTGTATCCGGTATTCGTTCTATAAAATCGGACGCTAACCGTTACACTACTCGTATTATTCGGGATATTACGGCTATTTTGCGTAATCGTAATTTTGTATTTAATGTTATCGTTCGAGGTCGATAACGCTCCACTAGTAGCCATACGGTTAACCTCCTAACTTTTTAAAGCTCAAATTTCCATTTTCTCGAGGAATAAAAGCGAAATTACCAATCCTCAGCGACGCCAGGATCTCCGCGTCCGTGATATAGAGCTTTTGGTTACTGAAATAAGCAACCTCGACCGCTCCCTCCAGGAACGCGATCCGGTCGTTCTCGATCTTAACCGTAAGCTCGTTACCCTCCTCGCCGAGAATAATATTACCGTCCACGAATCGGATATAACTCGTAAGCTCCCGGTACGCTCTCCGGTTCTCGATATCGTTCTCGTTTACGGTACTCTCGAGGCTCGTAAACTTAAACTCGAAAAGGTCGTTAAGCTGAGTATACAAAGTACCGAGCGCCTCGACTAACTGATCGTTAGCTACGTAATCGGCGGATACCTCCGCGGTAATACTTGTACTCGTTTGATTGATTAAAGACATAAGTCTTTCGATCTCGGAGTCTACTACGGTATTTTGCGCGTAATTATTGTTAATAACCTCGACGGTCTTAACGAGATTATCGCTCGTAGTTTTCTGAGACGAGGTTCTATCGGTAAACGAGGAATACGTATAACCGAGAATGATCGTATCGTTATCCGGCTTTAAGAGATCGAGCGTTAATTTTTGGAGTAAGTAATCATCGTCCAAATTATGAGGCTCGCTCACGATCCGGATATAATCTCCGAGGGAGAAATCGTCGATCGATTTATCCATTAAGGAAAGATCAATCGCGGAAAGCTCGATCGTGATACTCTGCTTAATTTTTTCCGCAAGAAAAGCCTCGCCCTTAGTTTTAAGGTTCGAGGCTATCGTTACATCGTTCCACGTCTCGACGCGATAAATCCAACCGTAAAGGTCTACCGCCTCCTGGTTAAACACGTAATCGACTCCGTTATTTACCTCGGCAATGGTTAACCGAGATTTTGTTCCGGTCGTTTCGTCCTCGATCTCGACTCCGAGCGGGATAACCGCGGTCGCGATTTCCTCCGCCCGGTTCGTCCGGGTAAAATCTAATAGATTAGATCCAAACTCGATTTTTTGACCGCTCCGGTAAGGAGAGTCCGCGTACCAATTTATCACGCGGTCCCCGGGTTCGTTCTCAGTGATAAAAAGGTATCCTCCCAGGGAATCGACCAGGCGACTATATAAATTATCCGAGGTGGACTCGTAGGCGCTATTTGATCTCGTGATATAATCGTTCGCGTCAATTACTGTAATCTCTCCGATCGAAAACTGTTTTTCCGCTCCGACCTGGGAGTTATGGTTCACGATAAACTGAGTTAAAAGCGCCTCCGGAGTACCGGAGAAATCAAACGGTCTCTGTATAGAATCTCGAAAGAATCCAAGCTCGCCCTCACACGTAAAGGTTTTATCCTTATAGAATCCGATTACCTCGTTAATTACACGACCGCGGAAAACTTTTTTCTCGCCCTTGTAAACCGTGATAATCGTTTTCATTTTTTGGATCCTATTATAGTAAGGGTGGGAGCTATAAATCGTAAAAACAAATTGACCGGACTTATTAAGCTCTTTCGTTATTTGCCCCTTAGTGATTACGTAATCCGTAAGGGTACTATCGTAAATAAGCTCGTTATCCGCGAAAATTTTAAACATTAAAGCACCGCCTCTCTATAACTGAGAGCCAAACTACCGACACCGGAAACAATGATCGTATTTATTCCGCTCGCTAACTTTAACGCCGGGATCTGATAAGTTCCCGCGCTTAAAGAGAGGCTCGTAGTCCCGTAAACAATAGTAGCGGTATTCGCTACGACTACGGTCGGAATTATGGTCTTTCTGCCGGAATTACTGAGAGCTACCTCGAGCGGAGTATCTGTTAACTCGATCGTCCGCTTTGTTTCATAAATGGAATACCGGTAAGGCTCGCAATCCGCGGACACGGAAAAGGATCCGAAAGCTCTATCGTTACTTACTCCGGAAATACTACACCGACCAATTAAATAATGCTCCAGGTCGTCCGGTAAAATGATCTTATGAGTTTTCCCGTGTATTGCGTTAATGATAGTATTAAGCATATACTCGCGGTCCGCCTGGGTTCCCTCAGTGATTAAAAAAGTAAAATTCGCCTCCCGGTTCTCGAATCGGATCCCCCCGGTTAAAGCCTCGGAGAGATCGAGATCTCCGTCTCGTCCGTCTACGGGTACCTTTACGACTTTAGGAGTCGGAGGATCTAACTCCTTAGAATTGAGGATTAACCCCCAATCGTTATTAGTATGATAATCGCTAAAATATACGCCTCTCATACATTAAACCCTCCTCTCCCTTAAGGTATAGTTATTACTGAGACCGGCGTCGATCTGATTTATTGTTTCTCCTACGAGGACTCCGGTATCTAAAACGATAGCTTGTTTCATGGTTTTAAAAGCATGGATCATTTCGTCCATTTTGGAAACCATTTCCGCGTTAGTCATTCCCGGATTAGTCGCCTCGTTCATTTTCTGAGCGATCCGGTTAATCCAGGCGGTTTCCTTTTCGAGTGGGACTACCGCCTCGGCGCCGTTACCCTCTAAAAGTCCCATTTGACCTTTTTTAAGAATACCGCCTCGCCATAATAGCGGGATCTGAGGTACGCTCACACTACCGAGATTTTTAAACGGAGAAAATCCCGCGATACTCACGTTACGGATTTTACCGAGCGCCTTATTTATCGCATTAAACGGAACCGCGATAACCTTGTTTATACCGCGGATAATTCCGTTAACGATAGTTTTAAAGGCGGAGGTAATTCCCTCTTTGATACCGTCGAAAATTCGTCCTCCGGTCGAAAAAATATTTTTGACCGCGCCCCAAGCCTGGGAAAATTTATCACGGAACCAGGAGGTAACATTTGAGAAAACGTTCTTAATTCCGCTCCAGGCGTCGGACGCTCCGGATCGTAAATTTTTCCACATATTCGAAAAATACTTACTAATCGGAGATACAATCGAATTATTAAACCAACCGGTTATAGAGTTCCAAGTATTTTTGATACCTTGAACCGCTTTCGATCCGGCGTTCTTTATGGAGTCCCACGTATTCGTAAAGAATTTTTTGACCGGTTCGGTAATGGTTTTTTTGAACCAATCCGGGATACCTTTAAAAAATTCCTTGACCGATTTTACCGCGTTCGAGCAACCGGTTTTTATATCGGACCATAATCCGGAAAAGAAATCGCTGACCGCCTTAACCGCCGTACTTACCGCGGATTTCAAAGTCTCCCATAAATTGATCCAAAATTCCCGGAATTCCTCGGAGGTATTCCACAAATAAATAAATCCCGCTACGAGAGCAATAACCGCGGTCGTAATAAGTACCGCCGGATTAGCTAACATAGTGAGATTTAAAGCGCTGAACGCTTTCGTAACTCCGTTAATGAGAGCCTGGATACCGAGAGCGGTCGCGAGTACTGTAAAAGCGGTCGCGAGCGTGATCGCTACGGTAGTCAATATCTTAAAAGCGACCGGGTGTTCCTTTAACCAAGTTAGCAGATCGAGGAACGCCGTAGCGAGATCTTTTACGAGTGGTAAAATTGCCTCGAGAGCCTGGTTCTTAAGCTCTGTAAAAGCCGTGTTAACCGGTTCCATTGTCTCGCCGAGTTCCGCTTGCGTATCCTTTAACTCTAACTCCGCCCGGTTCGCGTCCGTGATACTTCCCGATAATTCGTCGTAGGTCGTTTTACTATCCCCGTAAGTACGGTTTAAGGTCTTAGCGATAAGATCCGCCCGCTCCTGGGTATTACGTGTACGCTCTAACTTTTTATTAAATTCGTCCTCAGAAATACCCGCCCAATTAAGAGCGTCCGCGAGAGATCCGGTTACTTTTCCGACCTGGGCGGTCTCATTGATCGACTCGGTTAATCCCTCGATAGGAATAGAGTCTCCGTAAGCGGTCCAAACCGCGATAGCTCCCTCCGCCAATTTACTAACGGACTCGGTAGAGGTACCTAAGCCCATAAGGTTAGTAATAGCATTAGTAGCCATTTGATCGTCCCCGACGTAACCGTAAAACTCTTTATACCGCTCGCTCGCAAATTCGAGAGAATATCCGAACGTATTCGCGGATCCCTCGAGTTTTGCTTGCATGATACGATATTCCTCGGTCGCCTCGGACAATTCAAAAAGGGAACCTATAAGGTCCCCGATTGCGCTTACCGCGCCCTGGATTACATTCGATACGAGATCCGCGAGAGCGCCTTTCATAATAGTAAAACCGCCCTCGGCGTCCTTAGCGGAATCCCCGGTCTCGTCGAGTTTTTTGTTTGTATCCTTTAACCCGCTTTCCATATCGCCGAGCGCGTTCTCGCATTTGATAATCTCACGTTGTAACGCTCGGACTTGCTCCTCCGCTACCTCGCCTCTTTCGAATTGCGCGATAACTTGTCTTTCCGCCTCTTTCAAAATATCGAGCTTATTTTTTGTCTCCCCGATATTCTTAGTTAAAACGGTTTGTTTTTGAGCTATTAGCTCCACATTCGACGGATCAAACTTTAAAGCCTGGTCGATCTCCCGGAGTTCAGATTGTAAGGATCGACTCGATTTTTCCGTACTCTCGAGAGCTTTTCCGAGTTTTGTAGTATCTCCTCCGATCTCGATAGTAATACCTCGAATCAGCTTATTAGCCATATTAACCCTCCTTTCCGAATTGCTCCCTTAAAGATTTACGATCCGGCTCGACTAACTCGAGTCGGTAAGCGTTCTGTAAATACTCGCGCCCTTTTTCTGTTTGAGACATTTTATATATAACCGCGTCCCGGCGGTATACTAAATACGCTACATAGTCCAAATTATTAACCTCGATCATGTTAAGACCGGTATAACTTGAAACGATATGCTCGTAAAAAGTTTCGATATTATAATCTATCCCCTCGCTATCGGAATCCGGATAGTAGGGGAGAGCTAGTTTTTTGAGTTAGTGACGGAGGAGATAAAACTACTATATCCCTGGATAAAGTAAGTAATATCCTCCACATCGAAAAATGTAGCTAAGTACGCCGGAGTAATCTTGATACCGCCCTTATTAAAGGACATGATCTTAGCGCAAATTCTATATAAATCATTCAGCGCCTCGGCGTCCGCTCCGTCGTTTTCTTCTATCTGTTTATTGATCTCGATAAACTCGTCGAGAATTCCCTTTGTAGGAGTCCCGATCATTAAAACGGTTTTCTTTTCGTCCGCAAGTTTTACCGTTAAATACTGTTTTTGTCTTGTTGTAAAATCTAATACATTACTCATAACTAAAGCCTCCTATACAAAAAATAGGCGAGGACCATAAGCCCCCGCCTCTTTTACTATTTACGTTTACGCCTTGATAGTGGAATCTTCCTCGATATACTGGATAAGTGTACCCTCTGTATCCTGGGCGAGACACTTAAACTCGGCGTCGATTACTGTTTCCGCGTCCTTAGCGAAAGCGAGAGTAAAGCCCGCCTGGTTCTGACCTACGATCAATACCCAAATATCGCCGTCGGTAGGATCCTCGTGGTGGAAACATAATACGTACTTGTTACCCTGGGCGTTACCGATACCGCCGATCTTTAAGATACGACGTCCCTTAGTAGAGTCCTCAGTAACTCGACCGGTATCGCATAACTTATTCAAAGTATCGCCGTTAAAGGTTAAAATACCGCTCTTAAGAGTAGCGGTTTCCTCGGTAATGATTGTCTTAATCACGTAACCGAGATCGTCCTTAGCCTCGTAAAAAGTCGGAGCATACTCTAAGGACGCTCCGCCCTTAATATAACCGAGGAGATTTTCGTCGACACAAATAGTATCGACCTCCGGTAAAGTATCCACATAAGGGATACAATATAACTTACCGGAGCCTAAAGTAATACGCTTACTCATACTTTAAAATCCTCCTTTTATTTTTCTGTGTAACTAAACTCGTAAACGACCTGGTATAATTGTTCCTCCTGGATCCAGTAGCGAGATTGTTTTTCAAACGCGAGACCAAACGCGTTTAATTGAGACTCGAGTAAAGCCTCCGAGTTCGGATCCTTTTCGTACTCGTAAACCTCGATCGTTACATCGTGTTGAGTTATCAAATTGATATTGTCCGCCCCTCGCCGTTCTATCGCGTCCATATAGACCGCGTAAGTCGTTTTCGGAGCCGTTAAAAAACGGGACTCCTTATACGGAATCCCGGTCGGTTTTAAAATTTTATCCACCATTTTTTATGATCTCCTCGACTTTCTCTACATAGTCGGCGAGAATAGGCTCGCTCGCTTTGGAAATAAAGCCCGTCCCAGGGACTCGCCCGCCGTCCCTGGTCGCGTGACCTTTTTCCAGTAAATGAGATAACCGGTAATCGGAGCCTTTAACGTACCATTGATACTCAGCTCCCCGATTATTCTCCTCTACTTTTCTCGAGGTTATATTATCCCGATAATGCTTTTTCCGGTTTCCTACCGGCGCGGTAGCTTTGGTCTTTTTTACAAGATCTTTCATATGGGATTTAGCCTCGTTTTTGACCGCCTCAGTAACACTTTTCGAGTAAATTGTCAACTCCTCGTTAATAGCCTCCGTAAGACCGTCGATAGTGACATTAGCCATACGCGGACACCCCCAGGAGTTTTACTGTTTTGTGTTGTTCGAGGTAATCGTCGTAATCGGTAATATTGTAGTACCGACCACGATATAAAATCCGGTAAGATCCTCGATCCTCGTCGATAGGCTCGAGGTCCGGGAAATACCGAACCTCGAAAGTCCTTGTCGATTTAGATTGATTAGCTCCGGCGTTAAGGTATTCCGATCCGCCGGTCTTATTTACTCTCGCGTGTAAAGTAAATAAAGGTTCCCACTTCTCGGACTCCTCGTTAATCTTTTCGATTACGATAGGTTTATCGAATACCAATTCTTACACCCCCTCGGAGGCTCTACTTAACTCCAGGCGGAGTTGTAAAGACATATCATCGACCAACCTCCGGACATTGCCGGCGGTTTTTTCGATCATTCCTCGGTTATCGTAAAGATCACTAATAAAAATAAGCGCTAACTCTTTAACGCGAGGATCATCGGCGGGATAATTCGCACCGATAGAACCTTTAAGGTAGGCGTCCGCGGTCTGAATAGATCTCTCTACGTTCCGCGTAACCATATCGTCGGCGTAATCAATACCGAGATAAGATAATACTTCCTCAACCGTAGGCATGATTTACACCTCCTTATAAATTCGCGAGAATGGTTTCGATCATTACCGCTTTAGTCTGATTAGTGCTTACCCCCTCAATCCCCAACTCGGAGGCGAGTTCCTCGAGTTCTGCCTTAGTCATTCCGCTAAGTTGAGACTCGGTGTAGGTTACGCTCGCCTCTCTGCCGACACTATAAGAGATAGGGGAGCTTATTCCCCCAGGATATAACCGTTAACGAAAGCCTGGGTATCGCGTGTAGTAACGTCCTCGCGTTCGATTGCGCGGTAGATTGTAAGATCTTCCTCGAAAGCGTTAAGGTCGCCAACCTGGGCGATATTGGATACCGCGATTGTCATTAACTGACGATCCCAATAAACTACGCCCTCCTTAAGATCGCCCACTACGAATGGGATCTTGTTTTCTACGGTAGGCATATCAGCGTTAGGAATAACTACAACCGGAACGGAAGTAGCGCCCGCGCATAATACCATTTTCATAGGATCCGCCGGACTCTGAGTTAATAAGTACTTGTCGTCCGCGTCCTTTAAAGTATCGAGGAACTGGAGACCGTCATCGTTAGTAACGATCTTAGCGGTCGCCTTGAAAGCGGAGCCGAGAGTAACATTAAGAGCTTTCTTAATATCATCGAGACCTGCAAAAGCTACCGCCTCCTTAGTGTTGATCTGTTCAAGAATCAGCTTATTAGCGGTTACGCGGGACTCGTCGCCGATAAACTCGATAAGAGCGTTCGCGATATTAGCGTCGGAGTCTGCTAAAAGTTCGTTAGTAACTGGGAAGTAACCCGCGTACTTTTCGATTTCGTAGTTAAGTCTCTCAAACTGAGGAGTAGCCTTAGCGCCGATCTTAGCTCCCTCGCCTACCTTAGTAAAGCCGGTCTGCTGAGATCTCTTTTTAAAGGTTCTCGCGCCCTTGTTTGTAGTAACCTTTTCTACGGTTACCAGGTCTAAGAGAGACGCCTTAGAGTCTCTGTAGTTTGTGATCTTAGTCTGAATATCTTCCGGAACGGTGTAACCACCCTCAGCGCTGGCGCCCTCGTTCATAGCCTTATTAGCTCTGAAACCGTTACGAGCGTCCTCGGCAAACTTAGAAACGGAATCCTTTTCGGACTTCTGTTCCTTTTCTGCCTGGAATTCTGCCGGACTAGGAGTACCGGTTGCCTTTTCGAGTTCGTAGATCTTCTTTTCTGTTTCAAATTCTGCCTGGAGAGCGTCAACCTCTGCTAAGATTTCGTTAGCCTTGTTAACGTCCTTGTTTTCGCCGTCCATAAAGGACTTAGCCTCTGCGGTCTTTGCCTGGATCTGTGCCATAATTTCGCGCATTTTCTTATTCATTGTTTAAATCCTCCTTATTTTGGATAAAAATAAAGGACTCGAGAGTCTTAATCCGGAGATTAGTCTCTAAGTCCTCGTTTACTGTGGTATTTTCCTCGCCTTTTTCGGCGTTTTCCGGAGTTTCGACCGGCTTTTCTTCCGGTAATCCTCCGTAATTCTTAGTAGTTCCCGCTCTCGGTTGAGCCGGAACCGCTACAAAAGACACCTCGTAAGCCTCTTTCACTCCGTCGAGAGTGAAATAACAAGTCTCTTTCGTACCGTCCTTTTTCTCGTACTCTTTGCCCCAATAGTGATGACAATAATTTTTCATGTTATCGGTACCACAAATCGAGCAAATCGCCTTTTTAGGTCGGCAAGAGGTAGAGACCTCTTTCTTAATACCGGCTTTAATCTCGGTAATAAGATCCGCGTTACTCGCCGTCTTTACCATGTAACATTTAGCCACCAACCGCGCGAACGGTTCGCCCGCTTTGGTAGTCTTACCGTCCTCGTAAATGAGTTCGGTATCGTACACTCTCGCGACCTGGTTATCCGCCCGGCGGGAATGGTCCTTAATAACGGTTTTACCGATATAAAGTTTTTCCATATCCTTAAGCGCCCGGAGATTGAACGGTTCATAATTGCGATCGTCGGTCTCGTTGTCACACATTGACATTTTGAATACAAAAATCTCCTCGGATTTAAGAGGTTCGAGCGCGATTTTGTTAATCTTTTTTAACTCCTCGTCCGTGACCTCCTGGATCGATACGTCCGCGGATTTCACGATTAACCCCTCGCGTTCGGTCTTTTCGTATTCCTCGTAAACGTTAGGCATTACTCTGTACCTCCTTTCCACCGTATTTTTATAGAGAGCGGTTACCCGCTTACTCACTATTTCCGGAGTCCTCCGGTTCTTCCGGATCCTCCTCGGTAGGAGTTTCCTCCTGGTTTTCTTCCGGATTTTCCTCCGGATCCCCGGTAGGTTCTTCCTGGACCGGAGTCTCGTAATCTTCCGGATTACCTAAAAGGGATCTCGCGGTCGAATCATCGTAACCAATCGTTACGGTAATAAGAGCGACGCCTTGATCGTAGGTAATTTTACCGGAGCGGATCGCCTCAATAATCGAAATGATCTCCGCCGGATCGGTCTCGATTGTTTCCTCCTGGACCGCTACCGGTTCTCCCGTGTTTATAGTATCCACATACTGAGAGCCGGCGTAGCGTACCGGAATACTTGCACCGTTACCGAGTAGCTCGTCCCCTCCGTCCTTAGCCTCGAGATCGAGTAAAGCTCTCGCCTCGTTCGGAGTATAGATAAAGCTATTAACCGCGGTCGATAAGCTATCGATCTGAGTCTTAAGATCAGCTCGTAAGATTACCGCTACGTTAAATTTAAAATGGAGACCGCTCTCGATCTCCTCCGTTGTGAGGAGCTTGTAGGTAAGTTCCTCCTCGTATTGCTTGATAATGTAAAGCAAGGTATCTACGTAAAAGCTCAACTGCTGAGCCTCCGCGCTCGCGTAGGAGGACTTTGTATAGTCCCCGATCTGATACGGCTTAATACCGAACGCGCTCGCGATCTGTAACGCGGTATACTGTTTAACCTCGATAAACTGATTGTCTCCGAGCTTTACGTTAAGCGGTGTAAGAGTAGCTCCGAGCGGGATCGGGATAATATTCTCGACTCCCTGGTCCTTTAACTTGCCCTTAGAATATTTCTCGATATTCTTAACAAAGGTTTTCGTATTCTCGTCGCTAAGATTTCCGGTATACTGTAAAACCGCTTTTGCCGTAAATCCGCTCTCGTACATATTGTTAACCATTTTCTGAGCCTTGAGGTTACCGCCGATAGTCATTTTCAACTGATCCTGGACGGATACTCCGGCGATACCGTCGAGAGTATTTGATCCCTTAAGGTGTAAGATCTCCTCGGAGCCAAACTTATAAAGTTTACCGCCCTTAGAGTAGATATAATAAATATCCGGTACGTCACTTAAAATACACTTGTCGTCGTACCAAATTTCGACCTCATTACTCGGTAAAATCCAAAGCTGAATACCTTTTCCGGCACCCTGGATCCACGCGTAAGCGTTGCCGTAATGGTTACGGTTATACTCCATAGTGGACCAAAAGACCGAGGCGTTCATATATGGATTAGGTCGGTCGTGTAATACCTTATAGAGAGCGTGTTCTCTCGCGTTCCGTACTCCGTTTCGGTCGTTGTACTGTAACAGTTTAAGAGGTAATTTACCGATAGACTCGGAAAGTACCTTTAAACACGCGAAATACGTCGCCTCGGAGAGATTGTCCTCTTTAGTATCGCTGAGACCGAGAAAATCGAGTAACTGGTTCATTTCGAGAGTGGTTCGGGTACCTTTGTTACTAAGGATCCGGACCGCGGTCTTAAATCGATCTAAAAACTCCACATGATAAACCTCCTTTTTATTCATTCCAACCCATAGCCTCGAGATATTTTTCCATTTCGGAATCGAGATCCGGCGCGTTAGGTTGTTTGTTTTTCAGCATACAAGCATGAGCGTCGATACAAGCGTCCACCGGA